CCCTCTACTGAAGGCTCAAAGTTTTTTAATATTCTAGCTGAACCAGGAGCATTAATGCCTTGTTGTAATGGACTCATATTTGTAATCAGCCCACCCTTAAACTCAATAGGGTATGTACTCCAAGATGTAGCCATTTTAGTTTACCCTTAAAACAGGTGTATAAGTCTCATTTTGTGATAACATTGTAGAACGTAAATAATTATATCTATTAATATACAAGCTTCTCATATTCTTAATACCTTCTTGAAATTTACCTTGAAGTATTTGAGCATCTTGTGTATTACCTCTAAACAAATAAGCATAATACATTGCACCATCTACAAGAACGTGTCTAAATTGTTCAGGCAATGCAGGAACATCTGTAGCATTAACTAAGTCTACAGGAAGTCTATAATATTCATATACTATTTCATATGCTTTGTTTGGAGGGGGAACTACGCCATATTCTTGATTTGGCGCACGAAATACATTTGTAGGTACACCTCTAATTCCTGTATCTGAAGTGTTATACTCGTAGTCTAAAAACTTATTTAAATATTCTTCATACGCAATCAGAGTTAGTTTTTTAGTGTCATTACCTAATGTATTATTTCTTTTTATACGAAAGCTATTAAAGTCTATTGTCTTAGCATCTGTAGGATAAGCATATCTTACCTCACCTGCTGTTAGTGTATCTTCTTGCTCTACATGATTAAAAGGCCATTGTTGCTCGTGTTGATTACAATATCTAATAGAAGAGTTAATACTGTCTTTAATTGCAGAGTATGCACCTGTAGCTGTAGCAAAGTTAGAAGATGTTAATTCAACCTCATTTAATCTTCTATTAACATCATTTGTTAAACCTAAAAAATCGTAAGCCATTACTTCTCCCTAACTTTTAATTTAATACTTCTTTGCGCTGTGCTACCTGTAGAGTCTGTCATTGTACAAAAAAATGTATATTCTTCATTGTTTGTTCCACCTGCTATGTTAATAGTAGCTACAGTAGCTGCACCAGTGGGTGTATTTGTTTGTGATACATTTTGAATTGAATCAGTTACAGCACTACTTGATGCAGTCGTTAAAGTTTGACCTGCACCTAAAGTTGTTTGTGTTGTATAACTTGAGGATTTAACTGCCCATGTAACTGAAGCAATTGTAGCTGATCCTAAAAATCTTGACCAATCTACACTATAATCTAATGTCTCATCTGGATCTTTACTAGGCCATCTAAAACTCATTGTTATTCCTCACTTGCATATGCTGTACGTTCAGAAGAAGTTGGTTGTCTCTCTATATAAACTACTCTATTCTCACTAGCCACTAAAGCTGTTCTTTCTGCTGATGTAGACATTTAAGCAGCCCTCGCTATAAATATTGTTCTTCTTCTACTATATAATTCTTTCACTGCCTCAAAATCAAAGACTGTAGCACTTGTTGTTAATGTTCCTGCTCGTCCTAATCCTACTGCACCTTGAATACTGCCTGAAACTTGTGATCCACCAGTAAAAGCTAATGTTTCATTTGTTGTACCACTTGATCCAGTTGCATCTAATACTTGTGCGATCACTCTAGAAGATGCTAAATTTTGTTGAGCAAGAGATGCTCCTTCTACTTCAGCTATTCTAGTATCTGCCGATGTTTGTGAAGCTGTTAAAATTGCTACCTTAGAAAATAACAGTGATGTTATATTAGGATTATATGCCCCCATCACAGCTGCTGATGCTGTTGCTGTAACTGTGCCTACACTTCCTGTTAAACCAAATCCAGTTATTGATGTATTTATTTGTGCTTCAACTGTACCAATAGCAGAAGTACCTTCAACACCTGTAAGAGTTAGCGAACTATTTGCAGAAGGTGTAACAGTTCCTACTGAACCTGTAGCTGAAACACTTTCTAAGTTTTCTGTTGGTTGCTCTTCTACATCATTTACTATACCTGTGGCACTTACACCTGTTAAAGTAGTATCAAGCTTTACTTCAACAGTTCCAATCGCACCTGTGCCTACGACACCTGATATGGATATTACTGGTGTTACCCTACCATATCGTGCTGTACCATACGTACCTGTACCATACAGTGCGTCATTTGCACCAAAGGTAGACATATTAAGCTATTCTTATAATAGCATTACTTGCATCAGCCGCAGGAAATGACACAGTAAAATCACCTGCTGTAGATGCTACAGTTCCACCAAAACTAATAACAGCTATAGCTTTATTGCTTTGACTTGAGTTATAAATAATTGCGCCTGATGCTGAAACAGTCGCATTTGAAAAAGTTGTGTCAGCAAAATCTAATATTGCTGTAGTACCATCTGTACTAATGGTTGCGCTACCTAATGTGTTACCACCTGTCGAATAGTTTGTGCCAGATGCCTCATCTGAGTTACCTGTTACATCTGAATAATTAGTTGTAGCTGCACCATATGTTCCTGACTCGCCTGATTTAATCAAGGCAAGTTTAATTGTATTTGTATCTAAATCGTGTGTTCCACCTAAGAGTTCACTCTTAAAAGAAGTACACATTGCAGTTGTAACACCCATTTTATTTCCTCTTATATGCTAGAAAGAGGGCAAGTTTCCTCGCCCCCTTTATGTTCATATAAACAACTATGAAAGTTGATTTCTATCAACCTCATTAGCTGCTTTTGACCCTTCGTCATCAATATCCATGCATACAGCAAACATTCTGATTTTACCACCAGTAGTTGTACCTGTCATTGCTTGAATTTCAATGTCAATAGTATCTGAAGTACCTCCAACAATGACTGGAGCATAAGCTGCAGGAGTAGGAGCATAAGCACCTACAGAAGCTGCATCAAAGTCAAAACCGTCAACAAAGTTGTCTAGGTCTCCACCTGTGATACCAAAGTCAAGCTCCACATCAGTAGAAGTACCAGCGTGTGCTTCTGTTACCTCAAAACCTGCATGAAGTATGACAGTGTTCGCAGGAATAGTTAAACCTGGAATAACGTCATTTGCCGCAAGAGCAGTACCCTTATCTGAAACAGCAGTTGCAAAATTAAGCTCGTGCTGAATAAAATAAGGTTGTCTTCCTCTTCCAGACATTCCTCTCGCAGGAGAAGTTGTATTATCACCTAAAGCCATATTCAATTCCTCCTATATTATATACCAGATACGTAGATAGCATTTACAAGAGCTTCAGGTCTAAGGATCTTTCTGCCATATAAATGCATACCTCGCACGATATCTGCGAATGAGTCAGGATCACGATATGTTTCAGTTTTATTTAACTGTTCGGCTGTAGCAACAGCAGAAGAGTGTCCTGCTAAAATGTAACCAAAGTGTGTACTTCCTGTTGAGGTTGTACCTGTTGGCCCATCTCCTTTAATTGGTAGATTGTTAGACGAATAAACTCTAAAACCATGTAGGTTATCAGAGATAAGTCCATTTTGTAGACCTGACCCACCAAAATCAGCATTTAAAAGTCGAGAATCTTCGTCCTTTAAAATTTCCATAAATACTGGATCTACTATCAACCAACGATTGTTAGTGTCAACATTTTGTTGATCTAACTTACGAGACATACGTGCAATTAATGTAAGTGGGTTGGTTGTCGCAGTTGTTGTATTATGCGTAGTTGCTCCACCTGCACGAGGTACTAACACAATGGCGTTACCACTAGATCCACTGTTAAAGTCACTAGCGTCTAATTCCATATCTGTTAAGATACCGTCTGTTCCTGCTGCTGATACAGCAACAGTTCCTGAATCTGTATTTGCAGTTCCAGAAATCACATTACTATGTAATGCATTTTGTGTATTACCAGTCATGTACATAAGCACTTCTTGGTCATACTGATCAGCTAAACGATGAGCCGCACGATCTGTTGCTAACTGCATAAAGTTAACGTGAGAATGTGCTTCCTCTATGTCGTCCATTTTAAAAGCATAGTAATTAGCTTTATCAACGACAAGAGTAAAGTCCTCATCATCTAGATCTTGTGCAGAGACTTGTGTGCCTCTAGAATATGCGCTAACAGAGATTTCTGGTTCTTTAATAATCTTAACCGTATCCCCCTGATTCGCAATCTCTCCGAAATAATCGGAGTTAGTTACATCTCCAATAACAGTCGACTTACGGAATGCAAGCTGTACCTGTTTGGAGTAGATTATAGGACTGAAATTACCATTAGGTAAGTTCCCATAACCTGCAGCTGTAGAAAAAGCCATGATTAATCCTCCTTCATAGGCTAAATAAAAGCAAACCGATAAGAGAGGGCCAATTTTATAGAGTGACACAGTGTGGGTCTATAGTAGTTGGGTAGTCTAACTTATTATGTGTTTGATATGTTATAGTTATATTCAAAAGACGCATAAAGTCAATAGTTAATTAACGTGCGCCCCCTGATACATCGTAAACAAACTTACCAGATTTTATAGCTTCCATGATTTGTGGAGCTGCTTGAGAATACTCTCTGTCTGTCATCTTGTTTACTTGAGACTCTCTAAGGTAGGATGAAGTTTCATCGGCTTGTGGAGTCGTCCTTCCTTTTTTCGTTGACACTGCAAAAGCTGCTGTGTTCTTAGATTTAGATTTATTCATATCTGTTTTATACAAATCAATCACTCTAGATGCTGCTTTTGCGTCTGTATAATTTTCATATAAAGCATCTTGAACCCATTTAGGTTGTTCTTCTGCCCATTCGTGAAATTCGTCTTGTTCTCTAATTTCGTTAAAGTCAGGATGATATTTAAGTAATTCAGCTTCAGCTTTCTTTAACTCTGCATCTTCTCTAACTTTTTCTAACTCTTGCATTCTTTTATCTAATTCAGTAGCATTTTCTTTAGCTTTCTTAGATGCAATTGTTTCAACGATACTAGCTACGTCAGGATACTTTTTTGCCCAAGCTTCTATTTCAGCATCAGACTTAGGTAAAACTAATTTATTCTTTGTAGCTGACTCTAATTGAGTTTCTAAATTTGTAATTCTATCTGACCATTCTTTTTCTTTTTGAGATAAGTGCCTACGTAAATCACCGTATCTTTTCTTAAAAGTTTGCTCTTCTTTTGTTGTAGGCTCTTCTTCTTGAACTTCAGTCTCTTCTTTTGGTTCTTCTTTAACTTCTGCTTTGTCTTTATTCTTAGACATAAGTTCAGCTAACTCTTTTTCCTCTTGTTCTATTCTTTTTTGATTTTTATTTATATGCTTTCTTTGCATATATCCTGCAACTTTAGGTTGCTCTACATTTTCTAATTCTGGCATATTTATCTCCTTTTAATAGGGCCAATCTGTTGGGTAGCTATAAGGTGTTATATTTTTACTCTTTCCATTTGGATTGTTTGTTTAGGCATTCCACCTTTTCTAAAACCAAATCCACCTGTGTATCCTTTTCCTTGTTGTTGTCCTTTACTTACTGCATCATCATCGTCATCATCTTGAGAAGCTGTAAACTTTTCTGCGGCCTGACCACCACCATAAGCTTGAGAAACTTTAGCTTCTTGTCTAGCTTGTCTTCTATCCTCATTATCTTGTGCTTGTTTTTCTCTAGCTTTTTGTTGTTCTACAAGAACATCACTTGAAGTCTTTTCATAACCTGGTGTGTCATCTATATCGCCCATAGCATCTAATGTTTCATCATCTTGTTGCGATATATTCTCTACTATATCGGCTGTTTGTTGTAGACTTGATGTTCCAAATCCTGCACTAGCCAATTGAGTAGTAGGTGGAGTAGTATCTGCTGTAACACTTGATGTTTCTATAGAAGTTGGAGGGATATTGGTTTTTTCAATATCATCATAAGCAGGATCAAATAAGTCTGGTGTAAACGAACCAGAAAAAGGATCTGTTTGATCTGGCCTTATAAAACCACCTTGATCTATGCCTGGTTTAATTTTAAAGTTAGGTTTCTGATATCCTAGCTCTTGTTCCTCTGGAACTTTACCATCACTTCTTAACGCTGGAGGTAGATATCCTAGTAATAATGATGGATTATTAGCTAATTTCATTGCTAGTTCAGGATCTCCTATCTCTTCCATTATATCTTTTATTGGTGTTAAAATGCCACCTACTGAATAATAGTCACCTCTAATTCTTGCCAAATGCTGATTGCCTGCTAAATCTGTTACAGTTGAAACGCCTGTAGCTAGAAAATCTCTTAATGCATTACTGTCGTATTTAGCTCCATCTTGATATACACTTCTAGAAGATGCATCGGATAATACACTGCTTAATTTACTACTATCAACTTGTTTACCATTAATAATTCTAATATAACCATACTTATCTGCACCTTTTGCATTCACACCTACATATTTTATTGTATAAGTTACACCATCGGCTGTTTGTATCTCTTTATCTAATTCTATTAAATCATTAATATTACCTATTTCTTCATCTTTAGCTAAATTAAACAAAGCCCCTAAACCACCTAGTTCTTTATGTAATAATACATTTTCTAATACTATTCTTTCATTAACACTTAATGTTTTACCATCTGAATTTAAACCAGACGTTAGTCTTTCTTTAGCTGACTCTAAAACTTCTTTGTGTCTTTTTTTAACTAAATTACTCACAATAGGTATAGAACCGTAAATATTACCTACACCACTTTCTAAGTTTCTTAAATATTCTGAATAATCATCATATGTCCAGTTTTTAGCTGGCCCTTGACCATCACCTGCGTAACCATCTCTGCCACCCACTTTTGCAACAAAGTTCTCTCCTTCACCTTCAAAAAAGACATCAGAGGATGCATTAGCATAAGATACATTATTCCCTTGCCTTTTATTCTCATTATCATCTTGCTCTGCCTGTGTTACTTGAGTATCTTCTGGTTCTGCTGTAGTTTGTGTATCATCTTCTGTTGATGTATCTTGTTGATCATCTGGATACCTTTCAGGAAAACAAGCTTT